CGAGCTGCCTTCATGCTCGTGGCATTGGCCCAATTCCATACCTGATTGACCTCAATAGCCGCTGCGTTCAACCAAGCATACGCGCTTGGACGTACTTTCAGACGGATGGTTTTGGTAACACGCTGGCTGCTCATCTGGCGATTACTGTCATTGCTGGCTGGAAAGTGAAAGGTTGGACGTTGGTGCGCCAGGCCTTTTGCGATTATGCGGGAACTCGGCGGCGTGAACAAGATGTGTGCACATAATTCACCACCATGAACCGCCGTGCCACTGCCACCCGCCTTTGCGGGTCCAGTTAACCGGGGTGCCGAAGCGGACGCCCGATTCAGCGAAGGCATGGAACTGGCTCTTGGCATCCTTCACGTCGGACATGAAGCTCGCCATGAACTGCCCGGCTTTGTTCGAATCGTTGGTATCCTGGTTGACGTTGCGCAGTAGCTTCGCAGCCGCGTAGTCGCAAAGCGTAAGGTGCCATTGAGGCGGGATCTCAGGGACATCGCCATCGACCGTCAGGGCAACTTGCGGGTAGCCCTGCGTCAGAATGCGGAGGGTATCCGTGGCCACGGGCTTACCGACGAGGCGCAGGACACTCATGCCCACGTCCGTCTCGAAGCCGACCACAGAACCAGAATAGTTACCGGAGAGTGCCTGCGCCCGGTAGCGCGGGATGAAGCGGTCGTTCAGCTTGACGCTGACGACAGCAATCGTGCCAGACGGAAGTTCGTAGTCGCTCACGTCTGCCTGCACGGCAAGGGCGAACTCACCAAGCAAATGCCCGGTGAGTTCGCAGAACCGTTCTTGCGCACGATTGAGTTGGGCGGTGATCTGAGCGTCCGAGAACAGAAGATCGTCCGTGTTCGGGCTGTAAGCCGCGATGTCGTCCAGGTATTCCCGTGTCGTTTCGATCAGCCCACCAAGGTTCATTCCGGGATTTCCTCCTCGCCAAGGAACTGAACGTTCCATACGGGACGGACGATTTCATTGATCGGCTGAATCGCAGTCGGGTTGCTCGAATCAGCAGCCGCCTGAACGTAGTCGATTTTCTTGCAATCCATGATCATGTCATAGATGACACGCGGCACCACGGCTTCCTCGTTCATGCGAATGAGAAGCTGAATGGTGTCACCGAACCCAAAGAACTCTTGGGTGATGTTCGGGTTGGAACCGTGGTTCACGATGATGCGAACCTTGTCATAGCGATACCAGCCCTCGCCATACTTGGCTTTGAGCTTGGTAATGCGGTCGTCGTCAGCTCGGTGAACATTTGCCGGTTTACGCCCGCGACGGCTATGTTGAACTTCTTGATTTTCCATCATTTTTAAAACTCCGAGTAGGGAAAAAGGGGGCCGGTAACCCGGCCCCAAGTGCGGGGATCACATGCTGGAAGCGTGCCACACCAGCGTATTGCCAGAGCCATTCACGGCGTCGGCGCCGATGATGAAGCCCTGAGCAACCGAGCTAACCTCAACGGGGGTAATGCCGTTGCTGGTGATGTAGGTCTGGGTGCCAGCGGTCACGGTCTTGATGGCGGATGCATTGGGCATCTCGTTGTTCCACTCAAGACGGCCACCAGTGGCAATGTTGAAAACGTCCACCCGAGCGGGGACAAACCCAACCGGGACCGAGAGGGCCGCGCCAGTGCCGGTAATGGTGCCGGTAACGCGACGCGGGATTCCATCAGAGATAGGCATTGTCATGTCTTCCTATTAAGCCGGGTCTTGCTTGATGGCATGTTCCACACGGATGACATGCGCCTGGTTAAGGATCAGTGCGGTCGTCCACAGCTTCCACACCGCATGGCCGATCTGGCCGGTGGGGTTGCCGGCAGAGGGCACCGGGTTAAAGAGGTAAGGCGTCGCAGCGTTCGCGCCCTTGAGGGACACGACACCAAGAGCGTCCATACCGACAATCAGGAGCGGGTACACGTCAGCGACGGAACCGCCGGTCGTGAGCATGGTCGAGGTGCTCGCGCCGCCGTTGGCCCAGAACGGGACTTCGGTGGAAACCACGAAGCGAACCGCGTCCACACGGCCAATTTCGCCGGGGAACATGTTGCCTTCATTGGCATAGTTTTCAACCGGCGAGAAGCCAGCCATGTTGCGAATGTCCATTTCCGCGCTGGTGTGGGCGATACCGATGTAGGCAGGGCTAACCGGGGTCGTCGCGTAGTTGACCGAGGGGGCAACCATGCGGCTGATCGGCTTGGCCTTCTGGAGCTTGAGCGCGCGGATCGCCTTGCGGATAACCGTGCGGTTCAGTTCCGTGTTGATGTCGGTGCGAACCGTACCATTGGTCTGGAGCTTGTTGGTGCCGGCGACGAACTCACCGAAGCGGATGGCTTCGACGGTGTTGCCAAGCTGGTAGCCCATCTGCTCCATCAGGGACATCAGGACAGGGCTGTCGTAGGTGTCAGCGACAACGTCGGTCACGGAAACCAGACCGATGTACTGCTTCAGGGTGGCTTCAACCTTCTGGTTGGTAAACTTGGTGCTGCTGGGCACGACGCCTTCGACAACCGGGGTGGTCGCCAGGGGCAGGGCATCAGCACGCAGCCAAGAGGCCACGCGAGTAGAGTTCATGGGGATCACGAACGGGGTAGCAATCGACTCCAGGATCAGCAACGGCTGCGGAGTCTCAAGCATTTTCTTTTGAGCATACACGGTATTCCGTGCGCTCAGGTCACTGTATTTGGTTGTGCCGAGGGCCATTGCATTATCTCCTTTAGACGAGTTACAGGAAGTTCCCGGACGTGCTGAACCTCGCGCAAATGGAGATATAAGTCAAGACTATAATAGCGATTGTCAATACATTCGTTGCGGCCATAAAAAAGCCCCACGTTTTGCGGTGGGGCAGGGTCCGGGGTGGTGGACTATTAGCGGCTGGACTTGGTGATTTTGTTCCAGAGTTCGTCGGGTGACATGTTCTCCTCTGATGCGCTCCCCGCCGTGGGTTCCGGTGCTCGGCGGCTTTTGATCGGTGCCATGGACTTGATGGTACGCTCCTTTTTATCGACGGATTGTTTCTCGGTTGATTTACGGAACAACTCGATCACCTCCTTTCTTTCATCTCCACCTGACTTCATGGCTTCAGTATACGCCTTCTGAACGACTTTGGGTTGCTTGCCAATCCATTCGTTCACCTTGTCGTATTCCGGAACTTCGGTGCGGGTGCGGCGTTCCTCGCGCTCGGACTTGTACTCTGTCTGCATCTCAAGCAGCGGGATGAGAACCTTGTTGATCTGGTTTACCAGCGCGGCTTGTTCCTTGTTCTGGTGGTGGATCAGGCGCTCGAAGGCCATGCCCATAGACAACTGGAAGGCGTCCTTTACCTCCGGGTAATCTTCCTCGAACTTCTGAAGCAACTCCTGCTGCTTCTTGTCCAGGCGATCATAAGGGTCGATGAAGGTGTCCTGGGCCTGCTGCGTGGGCTGCGGCTTCTCCTGCGGCTTCTCATCGCCCTTGCCGTCCATCTGCTCCTTGAGCTTCTGCACGGTGTCCTTCAACTGCTCCATCGCATCGTCGGTTGCGGTAGGCTCGTCGGTGGATTCATCGGCTTCGGACTCGCCGCTATCCTCCGCATCTTCTGCGGTGGATTCTTCGCTATCCTCCGCATCAGGTTCGTCGACTTCCCCGCCGGTAATCTCCGCCCAAAGGGAAGCGGTATCCACTTCACCCTCGTCGGTCGTCTCGATTTCGCTCATTCAATTTCTCCATCAGGATGCCGAAGGATGCAATCAAGGTGGTAGCGAACCTCGCGCAGGCGAATGATAAGCACTCCCGCACGTTCAAGTTCGTTGTCCTTGATCTTGTTAATAGATGCTTCGATCTCAGCCTCGCGCATACGAAGCCACTTGACCATGATCCCCATGGCAGGGTCACTGCGCATGGAGAACAGGTCGATGCGTGTCAGTTGCGGATGCAGCAGGTTAAAAGCAGTCATGGACCTATCCTAGTCTTGAAGCGCTCGATTGTCAACCTGCTGTGCGTCAGCTTCCATGCGAGTCTTGGCGAGGTCGCCCATCAAGCGAGACGCCTCGATAGCACGGTCATTCTGCGCGGACATGGCTGACATTTCCTGCTCGCGTGCGGCGAGGGCTGCGTCGGTCTGCTGCTTGTTCGCTGCCAGCATGGCGTCGGTCTGCTGCTTCGTGGAGCGCTGCTCGATAGATGCACGCTGCGCTTCAGCGGAGGCATTGAGCTTGTTGGCGCGGGCCTTCTCAAGCTCAAGGGCTGCCTGCGCTGCCTCAGCCTGGCTCTTCTGCGACTCGGCCACCTGCTCGGCGGTCTTGAGCAAACCCTTGGTGCTAATGTCCTGCGTCTCGAACACCAGTCGCGCTAGTTCAGCGCCTTCGACGTGGGTCATGCGAATGTCTTGCGGCAGATATTGCAGGGTGTCGATCAGGCGCAGGGCGCGGATCTCCTTGGCCACGAGGGACATGGACTTGTCGATGACCACGGTAGAGTCGCCAAGGATATCCTTCGATGGCTTGAACTCGTAGTTCCACTCGACGAGCGCGCTGATCACCGACTGAGTGTAGCTGTCGATGGAGCGCAGCATGTTGCGGAGGGTCATGGTCGCCGCGCCGGCGATCTGTGATACACCGCCGACGGTGCGCATGGCCTCGCCCTGCACGTTGCCCA